CGCCGACGAAGTTGCCGACGGCATTGCCGCGCGCGAGGACGGCGAGGAAATAGCCTACGGGGTTCTTGACCCGGCGGCGTTCGCCCAGGACGGCGGCCCGAGCATCGCCGAGCGGATGATGCGGCGAGGGGTGCTGTTTCGTCGGGCCGACAACCGCCGCCTCGGCAACGGCCTGGGCGCGATGGGCGGATGGGATCAGATGCGCAGCCGGCTGCGCGGCCGTGACGGCGTGCCGATGCTCTATGTATTCGAGACGTGCAGCGATTTCATCCGAACTATCCCCGCGCTGCAACACGATCCCGACAAGGCCGAGGACTTGGATACCGAGGCCGAGGACCATGTGGCCGACGAAGCGCGCTACGGCTGCATGAGCCGACCGTGGGCGCCGGCAAGCATCGCCACGACGCCAGAGCCAGCGCCACCACCGGGCTACTGGCGGATACCCAAGCGGCAGACGCCGGCCGGACGGATAAAGGTCTGACATGATCGACAACAGCGACGTTCCCGAGCAACTGCCGGCCGAGGTCGATCGTGGCGATAGCGCCGTGTGGCTTGACATGATCGCGGCGGCTGAGAAGCATTTCGGGCCGTGGCAGGACTCGGCCGATCATATCGACAAGCTCTACTCCGACCTTGGCCGGTGGCGGAGCGCGGGGCGTGACCGCGAGTTTGCGATGTTCTGGTCCAACATGCAGGTGATGGCGCCGTCGATCTATGCCCGCCCCCCGGTGCCCGTAGTGACGCCGAAGTTCAAGGATCGCCGCCCGGTCTACCGCGTGGCGTCGGAGTTCCTGGAGCGCGCCTGCATCGTCGGCTTTGACCTCGCCGGCATTGACGACGTGATGACGAGCCTCCGCGATGACCTTGCCATCGTCGCGCGCGGTGTGGCGTGGGTGCGCTACGAGGACGCTGGGGACGGAATGCCCGAGCGGGTGTGCATCGACTATGTGGACCGCCACGACTTCCTGCACGATCCGACAGCGCGGACGTGGGGCGAGGTGCAGTGGGTGGCGCGGCGCGCGTGGCTCACGGACGGCGAGATGCGCGAGCGTTTCGGCGGGGCCGCGCGCGACGTGATCAAGCCCGCTGTGACTGGCGAAGCGACACGCAAGACGGGCGTCTGGGAGGTATGGTCCAAGCAGCACGACTTGGTGGTGTGGGTGACGGAAGGCAGCCAGAAGACGCTGGACGAAGGCCCGCCGCACCTGAAGCTCTCCGGCTTCTTCCCTTGCCCGCGCCCGGCATACGGGACGCTACAGCGGCGGTCGCTGGTGCCGGTGCCGGATGTAGTGTTCTACCGCGACCAGCTTGAGGAAATCAACGACCTGACCCGGCGCATCCACGCGCTGTCGTGGGCGGTGAAGGTGCGCGGATTCTACGCCGGCGGCGGCGAGATCGGCGAGGCCATCGAGCGGGCCATCAAGTTGACGGATGACGAGCAGTTGCTTATCCCGGTGCCGGCGCTTACGGCGCTCATGCAGGGCGGCGGCGATCCAATCGTATGGCTTCCTGTGGGCATGATCGCGCAGACGATCACCGGCCTCATCGAGCTTCGCCGGCAGATCATCGACGACGTTTATCAGATCGTCGGCCTTTCCGACATCATGCGGGGCGCGACCGAGGCGAGCGAGACGCTCGGCGCGCAGCGGCTCAAGCAGCAGAACGGGTCGGTGCGGCTCCGCGACAAGCAGAACGAGTTGATCCGTGTGGCGCGCGATCTGGTGGGCATCATGGCCGAGGTCATGGCCGAGGAGTTCGACGCGGATACTCTTGTGGACATGGCGCAGATGGACATTCCGACGCGCAAGGCTATCAAGAAGCAGGTGGCCGAGGTCGAGACGCAGGCGCAGCAGGCGTTCCAGTCGCAGTTGCAGGCGATGGTGGCGCAGTCGGCGCAACAGGGCGCCACCAACCCGGACGCCATCCGGGCGCAGGCGACGCAGTTGCAGGAGCAGATCGACGGTGCGGCGCAGGCGCAGATCGCCAAGATCACGGCGGCGCCGGCGCTTGAGGACGTGATCGGGTTCCTGGCGGATGAAAAGCTGCGGCCATTCGTGCTCGACATCGAGACGGACAGCACGATCTACCCGGACGAGGCGGCCGAAAAGGCCAGCAGGTCGGAGTTCCTGACGGCATTCACCGGCGCGGTGGGGGCGATCATGCCGCTGTTGCAGGCCGGCGAGGCCGGCGCGGTCATGGCGGGCGGGATGATCAAGTTCGCGCTGGCGCCGTTCCGCGTCGGCCGGGAGCTTGAGGGCATGATCGACGACTTCGTTGACCAGGCGCCGCAGATGGCCCGTGCAGCGCAGGAGGCAGCGAGCGGCGGCGACAACGCGGCGATGGCACAGGCGAGCGCCAAACTGGCCGACGCTGAGATGGAAAAGGCCCGCGCGGCGGTAATGGCAGCCGAGGCCAGATCGTCGCAGGCGGCGGCCGAGCATGAGCGCAAGGTCATGGAGCTTATGCAGAAGGCCGAGGATGACGGCCGCAGGTTCAAGGCCGAGATCGCCACGCTGTTGCAGAAGGTCGAGGAGTCGGCGGCGAAGGTGCGCAACCTCGACGCCAACACCGAAAAGACATTGGCGTCGATCGGGCGCGACGATCACGCATCGGTGCGCGAGGACGTGAAGACGGCGGCCGACATTCATGCGCGCCAACAGAACGACGCCCGTGCGGCGCTGGACAGTGATCGCAACTTCGCGGCGGGGCGCGAGGATGCCATGCGTGGAGACGGGGAATGAACGTCGACCGCCTCTCGCTTCCTCTCGGCGCGAACCCAAGCCTTCAGGATGAAACCAGCGCTTATCTCGGAGGCATCTATGGCCGTTGATCGCGACGCCTACCGGCGCAACTTCGAGGCCATCGACTGGAAGCCTCTGCCGCCCGCTCCTGAGCGCTCGCGCGGCCCGGTGGCGCGGTCTGACCTCGCCGTGCCGATGGTCATTTCCGACACGATGCCGGAGACCGAGCACATCGACGGCCGGTTCTACACGTCGAAGTCGGCGTTTCGGCGCGTGACGAAGGAAAACGGCTGCGTCGAGATCGGCAACGATCCGGCGCGGCTGCGAATACCTGAGCGTCCCAAGGGCGACAAGGCAAAGCGCCACGAGGCTGTCAGGAAGGCCATCGCCAAGGTGCTTGGCGCATAGCAACCTCTCAGAAAGGCAAGACATGAGTGAAGTATTGATGGACGCCACACCTGCGGCCCCGTCCGGCGATGCGCTGGCGGATCAGGCCAATCCTCAAGGCCCGGTGGATGTGCGGCCGGAGGCCGTTCCGGCGCCTGAGAAAAAGCCGATGACGGCGGATCAGGCCCGCGCGGATACGGTGCGTCGGGCGGTCGAAAAGACTCTCGGCGCGAAGCCGGCGGAAGTGGCGGCTGAGCCAAAGTCGGCAAAGGACGCGGCCGAGGCCAAGCCCGCAGATGCGACGGCGAAGGTGCCTGACGCGAAGACCGACGACGGTTCGGAGAACAAGTCGGATCGCGGTCCCGACGGCAAGTTCAAAGCGGCCACGCCGAAAGCTGACGATGTGACGGAACCGAAGCAGGAGCGTCCGCGCGCCACGGCGCACAAGGAACCGCCGGCCAGGTTCGACGATGCGGCCAAGGCGGAATGGGAAGCCCTGCCCGAGAACACCCGCGGCGCGGTCCACCGGATGCAGCGCGAGCTTGAGTCCGGAATCGAGAAATACAAGGCGTCGGCCGACGAGTTCGAGACGGTGCGCAAATACGCCGACATGGCGCGGCAGAGCGGAACGGACCTGAAAACCGCGCTCGGCCGCTATGTCGAGATGGAAAACGAGTTGCGCCGCGATCCGATTGCCGGACTTCAGGCGGTGGTTGCCAACCTCGGCCTGAAAGTGCCCAGCGGCCAGCCGGCCACGCTGCGCGACATTGCCGCATTCGTGCTCGGCCAGAAGCCTGATCAGGTCGCTTCGCGGCAAGAAGCGGAGTTTGCCGCGCTTCGCCGGGAGAATGCCGAGATGAAGCAGACGCTCAGCGGCCTGATCGAACATGTCCGGGCGCAACAGGCCGACACGGCGGAGCGTGCCATTCTTGGCGAGTGGGATGCATTCCGTGCTGCGAACCCCAATGCGGGTGCGATGGAGGCGGAAATTGCGGACTTCTTGACCAGATACCCGGCTTCGGGCAATATCACGGTGAGGGAGCGCCTCGCTGATGCTTTGGCGTGGGCAGAGGCTCGGTTCCCGGAAAAGACGGCGGCTCATACCCGCGTTGAGGACGTGGCGGCTCAAACCCGCGACAGGCCAGCGAGGCAGTTCAACCCTGCCGGGGCCAAATCCATCAGCGGGGCGCCGAGCGGAAGCCAATCCGTCAACACCCGCAAACTCAGTCGCAAAGAGGCCATCGAAAAGGCAATCCGTGCCGCCGGCCTCTGAACAAAAGGGTGATAGCCAATGGCAATCGTGACAGACCGGCAATATCGCCAAATCCTCTCGACCGCGCTTGCCGAGCGGTCATCCGGTATCGAGGACTTGGTCTCTGACAGCGTGGTGCTCTACAACGTGCTGAAGGACAAGGGGCGCATCCGGCCATTTTCCGGCCCGGAAATCCGCCAGACGCTGCAATTCAACAAGCAGGAAGCGCAGTGGATCAGGGGATACGACTTCCTCGCCAACCCGCCGATCGAACTCTGGAACGATGCGGTCTGGACGCCGAAAACAGTTTTCGTTCCAATGTCGCTCACCGGGCAGGAGATGCGCGCCAACGAGGGCGAGAACCAGATTTTCGACATCGTTGACAACTATCTGGAAGCCGCCGAGCGGGCGCTTGTGGACGCATTCGACGAAGCGCTGCATGGCGACGGGACGGCGGACGGCGGCAAGGCGATCATTGGCCTGGCCGGCGCGGTGCCGATCATCGAGGCGAATGGCGTCTATGGCGGTATCGACCGCAACACCGTCACGCTCTGGCAAACAACCACGTTCGACGCGCAGACGGACTTTTCCGCCATCGGCACGCAGGTCAGTTCGACCACGATTCGCCCGATGCTTTCGAGCATCGCCGCGAAGAGGTCGCGCGGCACGCGATATGCCGACTTGCTGATCATGAGCGAAGAACACTACTTCGCCTATGACGCAGCGACGGTGGCGATCCAGCGCATCGCGAAGGAAAGCCGCCTCGGCTCGCTCGGCTTCCGTGGGCTGGAATACGTCGGCGGCGGGAAGGGCGCGGAGATCGTGCTGGCGTCCGGCATGAATACCAACATGCCGGCGAACACGACCTACGGGATCGAGACGCGCTCCATGTCGATCCGCAACCGCGCCAGCCTGAACTTCGCCAACCTGTTCGACGGCGAAGGGCAGAAGCCGATCAACCAGGACGCCATCGCGCAGTTCATCGGGTGGGAGGGCGAACTGACGCTCACCAACCCGCTGTTCACGTGGCGCTTCTACGACAGCAACCCGGCCGCATGAGGATATAGTCATGGCAACCCAACCTTTCCGCATCACGCCGTCCCTCGGCCCCGGCATTCGCGACAGCGAACTCCAGCAATACTGGGATGGCGTCACCGACACCGCCGGGACCGGCAAGCCGAGCTATCAGCCCGGTTCCAAGGTCACCGGCAGCGATGGTCACGAGTATGTCTACGTCAAGGCGGCGGCCAACATCGCCGCCGACACGGCAGTGACTATCAACGAAACCACGTGGGTGGCGACCGCTGGCGCCGGCACCTACAAGACGGTTGGCGCGGTGCTCGCGAACGAGTGGTTCCACGCTCGCGCAGCCGCGATCTGAACACTGGCGAGGGGCGGGCGGTGGCTCGCCCCTTTCGCTTGGCAACCTCTCAGAAAGGACATGACATGACGAACAACGATGCCCTTGTGGTGCCCTACTTCAAGAACGTCGCGGTCGAGGACAAGAGCGCGTCGAAGCTGGCCGGGCGGCCGATCTTCAAGGACATGGAAGTTGTCGAAATCCGCATTGCCGGGGATCGCAACTACGCTCCGACCATGCCTGCGCATTCCATGTGGCGCCGGATCGACGACGAGCCGGTCAGCTATGCGCAGCGTTGGCCCGAGCAATACGCGCGGTTCAAGGCGCACGAGGAACAGGTTGCGTCCGGCACGCCGCTTTCGGAGTTGCCATTCCTGACGGAGGCCAAGCGGCAGGAGTTGCGCGGGCTGAAGGTCTACACGGCCGAGGCTCTGGCGGCTCTGGACGGCAAGAACCTCGCAAGCCTCGGCATCAACGGGCGCGAGATGAAGGAGCAGGCGGCGGCCTATCTGGCGAAGGCCGGCGGTGCGGCGCGCGACGTGGCGATGGCGGCCGAGATCGCCACGCTCCGGGCGGAACTCGATGCCATGCGCCGGGGGACGCCGGCGGAAGTGGCAGAGCCTGACGACGCCGCCGATGACGAAAAGGAAAAGCTCAAGGTCGAGATCGCCGGGCTGACCGGCCAGCGTCCGCGCGGCAACCCGTCCGTCGAGACGCTCCGCGATGCGTTGCGCGAGTTGCAGGCCGTGTGAAATGAGCATTCTTTCCGCGCTGCGGACGGCCATTCTCAGATGCACGGGAACGTGGCCGACCGACGTGTATTCGTCGACGGATCAGGTGGCGCGGGAATTTGCCGATCTGGCGAACGAGACGGCGGCGGACATCGTTGCCGGGCATGACTGGCGGGCGCTCACGTCGGTCGCGTCGTTCGTCGTGCCGCACTCCGCGCAGTAGAAACGTCGTTCCATTTTCGTTGGCTCCCTTCGTTTAGGTTCAGGTCACTTCTTCTTGGCGCACTCCGGCCCGAGACCCGTCGAGATCGACTCCGGACGCGTGAGCTTGCGTCCGCACCGGCCGCACGTGCCCTCATGCCACACCTCGAGCGCGGGCGGAAGGGCGCGAGCGGAGAGAGCACGGGCGAAGTAGGCGAGCGCGGCGTCGACCTTGGGCGGACTGACCTTGCGTCGCGCCGATGCCCGATAGCCCGCCGGGCCGAGCGTGCCGACGAACTCGAAATCGCGTTCGTTATTGGGGCCGACCAAAAGGTCAACGAAACGCACTGTGCCTGGGTTCGTTCGCGGCCGGCGCACGCGCACCGTGTAGTGCGTGCCGGTCACGACCGAACGGAGTGTGAGGGTCGCA